GGTGCCTTGATGTGACACTTCGCAGCGATCTTATCCATCAGCGAATTGGTCACTGCTGCCCTGGAATAGAGCATCGACACCTCCGGTGCTTCCAGGTCTTCGCCCTCCGATGCATCTGCTCTCTGCAGCACATCATCCGCAAATCCCAGTTCCACCGCCTTGTTCGCGTCCATCCAGGTCTCCGCATCCATCAGATGTGAGATCTTTGTCCTGCTCATGCCGGTCTTGATCTCATAGGCATTCATGATGGATTCCTTCACTTCAGCCAGCATGTTGATCGCCTTCTGCATCTCCGCCGTATCGCCAAAAGCGATAGTGGCCGGATTGTGGATCATCATCATGCTCACAGGACTCATGAGCACCTTCGTCCCTGCCATTGCGATCACGCTTGCCGCCGACGCAGCAATGCCATCAATCTTCACCGTGACATCGCCCTTATAGTCCATCAGCATGTTGTAGATCTGAGCTGCCGCCACACAGTCGCCGCCCGGACTATTGATCCAGACCGTGATGTTCCCTGTCCCGGCATTCAGCTCTTCTCTAAAAAGAGCCGGTGTGACATCATCGTCAAACCAGCTCTCTTCCACTATGGTTCCATTCAGGAAAAGCACTCTCTCATTGACCTCTTCGCCGGAAGCCTGGTCTCTGATTTTCCTGCTTTTCCAGTTCCAAAACTTCTTCATCGGAATCTCCTTCCTCCTTTCCGTTGTTGCCTGCCGCAAATATCCCGGCATCCTCCAGCTTCGTCATGTTTCCATTGATCAGGTACAGATCGCCGCCCTGTTCCGCTGGGATCCTGTCCAGGTTCTCCAGCTCACGAATATCGTTTGCGGACATCCAGCCGTTCTGTCTGGCTGTCGCATATCCGTTCATCCTGCTCTGGTAGTCGCCTCTGAGCAATCCGTCCACATTGAACTTGAAGAAGTATTTCTTCTTCTCATCCGGAGTCAGCAAGGCTCTCACCATTGCCTGCTCCCAGCGGCTTACCCAGGGATCCAGCGTGTACTTCACAAACTCCAAGCTCTGCTGCTCAATGTTGTTGAAGCTGGACTTCTCCAAATCCCCGATCATATGAGGCGGCACACGGAAGATCCTCGCGATCTCATCGATCTGGAACTTCCTTGTTTCCAGGAACTGGGCCTGCTCCGGCGAAATGGAAATCGGCGTGTATTTCATGCCCTCTTCCAAAACGGCAATCTTATTCGCGTTGCCGCTTCCTCCGAAGGTAGCCTGCCAGCTTTCTCTCACCTTGCTCGGATCCTTAATAGTCCCCGGATGCTCCAGCACGCCGGAAGGAGCCGCACCGTTCGCAAAGAACTTGCTGCCATATTCTTCCGTAGCAATTGCCAGCCCGATCGCATTCTTCGCCATTGCAATCGGCGAATACCCAACCAATCCGTCAAAGCCAAGCCCCGGAATGTGCAGTACATCATGAGGCTGGAGCCTTACGGTTCTTCCAACCTTATTGGTGCCCTTCCTGCCGTCCACATCGTCCGAATCATAAACGGTGTATTCGTAATAGAGCCTTCCGTGCTCATCACGGTCCACCTTCATCCGATCCGGCATCAGCGGATACAAAGCCACAACTTCACCCTTGCCGTTTCGGATGATCTGACTGTAGGCATTGCCCCACAGGAGCAGATGCGTCATCAGAGTCTCCCGGAAGATAAAGGATGTCATTTCCGGATTTGGCTCATCATGGAGCAAAAAATAAAGCGGATGTTCCACCGCTTTCTCTTTACCGCCATCATCGGTATATCTGTAAAATTGTAATGGCAGGCTCGCCACCGCTTCTGACAGGATCCTCACGCAACAGTACACAGCCGTCATCTGCATCGCAGACCGTTCAGTCACGTACTTGCCCGAAGCCGTCCCTCCTAAGAAGAACGAATACGAACTTCCTGCCGTCCTGTCCGTGGGCTTATCCCTGCTCCGAAATAGACCGCTCAGTATTCCCATCGCAATTCCCTCCTTCATCAAAATACAAGTAATCCGCGCTCATCATAAACACTCCCCTGCGGCTCCGTCTGATTGCGTATGCACCGGTCAAGTGCCATGATTGCAGCCACAATGCCGTCGATCTTTTCTTTCGATTTTGCCTTCGTTACCTTGATGTTTCCGGCTGGATCCGTATCAACCACTACGTTGCCTGCCATCCACCTGAGAACCGGATGCCCTCCGTGAATGATCTGGCCTTCCATGAGCAGACGATAGAAATCCTTTGTCGGTCCGGACATTGAAGCAAAGCCCTGGCCGAACGGAACCATCGTGAATCCGTCACCCTCCAGGTTCTGGATCATCTGTGTGGCATTCCATCTGTCCACTGCGATCTCGACAATGTGGTACTTCTCCGCCAGATTATTGATGAACTTCTCAATGAAGTCATAGTGGATCACGTTGCCCTCGGTCGATAACAGGTATCCCTGCCTCTCCCAGATGTCATAAGGAACGGATGCTGACTTCACTCTCTGCGGTATCGTTTCTTCCGGTACCCAGAAGAACGGAAGCAGGATATACTTCTCATCCTCATCCCTCGGAGGAAACATCAGTACCAGAGCCGTGATATCTCCTGTGCTGGACAAGTCCAGACCGCCGTAACAGTCCCTGCCTTCCAGCGCAGCTAGGTCGATCTCTTCATTTCCCTTCATGAATATCGCATCCGGTATCCATGCCACAGTACTTGAAACCCACATGTTCAGCCTCAGCCATTTGAAGGTCACTTCATCTGCCGGGTTCTGCTTTGCTTCCCGGTAGGCATCACGCAAGCGTTCAATATCTACCGTATACCCTAGCGAAGGATTTACCTTGTACCAGTTCGCTTCATCCTCCCAGTCCTCATCATCCTTCAGTCCGTAGACCACCGGATAAAAGGTCGGATCCACACGTCGACCTTCCAGAATGTCCACCGCCTTCGTATGAAGCTCATAGGCAATGGAATGTCTGTCCGTTCCTGCCGTGGTGATAATGAAATGCAGCGGATTTTGTCTGGCATCCGATGATCCCTTTGTTAGAACGTCATACAGCTGCCTGTTCGGCTGCGTATGAATCTCATCAAACACCAAGCCGCTTACCGAAAATCCGTGCTTACCCCCGACCTCTGCACTGAGCACCTGGTAATATCCTGAATTTCCGTAGTTTACTATTCTCTTTGTTGCCGTCATCAGCTTCGACCGCTTCAAAAGCGCCGGCGACATCTCAACCATCTGTCTTGCCACATCGAAAACGATACTGGCCTGCTGTCTGTCAGCTGCAGCGCCATAGACTTCAGCAGATGGCTCATTATCTGCATATAAAAGATAAAGAGCGACGGCTGCTGCCAATTCGCTCTTACCTACCTTCTTGCATATTTCCACAAAGGCTGTCCGGAACTGCCGGTTCCCGTCAGGTTTTACGATCCCGAAGATGTCACGGATCAACTGTTCCTGCCAGGGCAATAACCAGAACCTCTTGCCAGCCCATTTACCTTTGGTATGACACAGGTTCTCGATGAACTTCACAGCCCTGTCAGCCTTCGCTTTGTCATAATGAGATGTCAGAAGCATGAACCTCGACGGCTTATAATTCTTCAGCTTCGGATAACCCGCAGGTCTTCTCTCCGCCATTAAGCCTCACCCCCAAGTAATGCCTCCATCTCATCCTCATCATCCTTGCCGACACCGGATGCCGCCATGATCCTCGATCTTGCCGATGGAGTCAGTCCAAACTCGGATGCTGCCTGCATCATCAGTTTCTGATTGGTATTTGCAATACCGACCCATGGTGTCTGCTGCTGATATCCTTTATCTGTCTCAAAGGTTGAACCTTCAGAATCAATATGCTCCTGAGCCTCTTTCCATCTTGCGTAGGACTGGCAGTAAGCAGCAAACGCAGCCATATCAATCTCAGTGAGTACACCTATCTCGGATAACTTCACGCAGAGTCTCTCCCACTCCTTCTTCGCTTCTGGAAGCAGCCACTTCGGACAGTCAGGCATTCCTTTACCCGGCATCGGCTCTTTAGTATTCAGTTTTCTTTTCCCTGGATTGCCTTCCAGCTTTTTCACTGCTGTAGGCTTTGGCTTTCTTCCAGCCATAGAGCATCGCCCTCCTTCCTTTTGTTTTGCATAATAAAAGGACCATGCTCTTCACATGATCCTTCAAAAGTTCTCTGAATATATCCTTTATACAGCTATTTCATATTTTTCTTTCAAATTGTTCAGCATGCTGTACTTGATCATTCCTTCCAACTGCATTCTTCCAACTACTATCCCCGGCGCGATTCCTTGAGCTTTAGCAAATTGGAGTACTCTTCTCTCTGAATAATCTCTTTCCTTTTTGAAAGCTTCAAAGTCATCAGATGAAATAAGTGTTTCACCAGACCATTTATCCGCTGCTTTCTCATCGTCTTCAGATGTGCCATTAGGTTGCCCTACATGACCAAGAGCAATGTGTGCAAGTTCATGGAACAGACTGAACCAAAACTTGTCAGCGTCCTTACCTCTAGCTGTAAGCCCTACGACAATCTTGTTCCCATCCATAAAAGAAGCTCCCTGAAGGAATGATCCCTTAAGGTGCGGCAGAAAAACTAAGGCGATTCCGCAATCCGCAAGACATTTCTTGATCTGAGGGCAGAATTCCTTTGGTTTAAGAACTGTCATTTTTCTTATCTCAGGCATGGCAGAAATCAGACCCTTAATATTGATCGGAGCGGTTTGGATATCACGCGCCTTAATCTTTGCCTCCTGTGCCCATGCCATCAATGCCAGATCACTTTTTTCTGTAATTGCCAGTCGTCTACAGGCAATTCTCGTAATCTGCTCACTCCCAAGAAGCGAGAGTTCCACAACCTCAAAGAATTTCCTCAGATTGACAACCTTTTCCTTTGCTTCTCTGGTCTCCGGAACCCATCCAAACTTTGCCATCTCACTATAAGGAAACTGTTTAGCCATTTCAGCATCAGCATCCATTGCATTTTCTGCTTCCGCCTTAATAAGCTTCTCTCTGTAGATTGCCTCAAGATTATTCCAAAACTTTGCTGGTACACCTAAAACCATCTCTAACCTAACGGCGGTCTCCGGCGTAAGCTGTACTTCACCATTAATGAGCTTGCTGATATGCTTTTCAGACATATCCATCCTGGCTGCAAACTCCTTCTGGCTCATACCTCTGTCGTTCAACTGCTCTTTAATTGTCGCCCCAGGTGGCGTTGCAATATAACTGCGACTTCTCACCATAGTGCTACCTCCTTGACTCGTCATCTTGTCCACTAATGATAATCGACTATTTCCAAAATGTTTGCTATTTGGATTTCGTCGCCATCCTTCTCGAATACCAATCTGTATGGATGAACCAAATCCACCGCGTATTGCCCTTTCCTATTCTGCGTAAGTGGATGACATCGTCCGATATGGAACTGTATCATCATCTCAACAGTATCTGCAGCACCAATTTCATCTACACGCTGTTGTATTTTATCGGCCATTTCTCGCCCGTAGGTTCTCTCTGCAGTTTTGGCATCCGTACAAACCTTTTTGATTTTGTTATTCTTGTACGTGATATCCAAACCATCACCTCTCTTTCGGATTTACCTTTGAGGTAAATCCATGATAGCATAGATATCCCGTTTAGTCAAGATGATAATTTACCTCGGAGGTAAATTCTGATTGTTCGAGATTTCACTTTCCATTTCGCGATTTTGCACGCGTGACCTCCGCACCGTTCCCTGGGAGCCGTACCTGTAGAGATTTCACCCGCCCCTACCCGCGACGGTTTCCCCAATAGTCCCCTCTCTTCGCGTGTATGGTTGAGTGACACGACTTGCACAGCGCGATCAGGTTACTGCGATCGTGCGTGCCACCTTCACTCAACGGCTTCTTATGGTGTATCTCTTCAGTCGGCACGATGATTCCACGCTGAAAACACAGCTCACAGAAGGGATGCGCCGCAGCATATTTATCACGGATCCTCTTCCATGCACGACCGTATCTCTTCTTCGTAGATTTATCCCTGCCATACTTCTCATAATTACTGTTGACCTTCTGCTGATGCTCCGGACAGTAACGACCGTCAGTAAGGTTCGGACAGCCCGGATAAGCACAAGGCTTCTTTGGTTTGCTTGGCATCTGTCCACCTTCTTTCCACAGAAAAAGCCGCCACGGATTCTGCGTCCGTAACGGCTCCTTCATCTTAGCCTTTTGCCATTTTAACAATATCACATAGGCTTACTGTATCGAACTTGATTTTACTGTATTGTTTTCGGAATCTTGATTTCATCCAGGGCATTTCTGTGAAGGCGGAATACATTGTCAATGCCGTATCCCAATTCAATGGCAATCTCTTCCCATCTCATATACGACAGATACCTGAGCTCCAATACTGTCTGAAGCTCTGTACTCTCCACTGCTTTGATCCTGCGAATGATATCCTTCTTCAGTTCAACGAGTTCCACCATATCCTTATTGATCTCGTTTTCAAGTTCGATAATCTTTATCACCGCATCCTCCAGACGTGAATGTCCCTTGTTCGGATTCCTCGGCATATCCGAATATGTCACGGTCGCTTTGGTTGCCAGATCATGAAGTTCCTCTATCTGCCCCAGCTTGCTCTCTATACGCTGATTCAACCCAAAGGCCTGTGATAAATATTTCTTTGCTGCTATCTGATGCTTGTTCATAAGCTACCTCCGATTGGATTTATTTTTCTTCCCTCGGATTGACTCTGATTGTCTTATTTCGTCCTGAAGCCTCCGGATCAAATATTCCCCGTCAACATCGGTCAGTATGCTGTACCAACCGGAACGGAAGAACTTCTCAATCTCCAAGGCTTCGCTGATTGCCTCTCTGTTTTTCGGATGAGCCTTGATCTTTTTCAGCGCCACCCTGTAATCGGATACTGCCTGCAGAACGATGGCATTTGCCAATCGTTCATATGGATCTTCAGCCAGATTCTTACTTCCTGCCATAGGCACTCACCTCAGCTTTTACGGCATCGATCAACCTTGACTGTGTATCGCCCTTATGCGACAGCGCCTTCAATATCCTTCCTATATTGTCAAGCCCTAATCGTTGATTTTTAGGACTTTTTTTAATTGATCTACCTCACA